ACCGTCAGGATCGAGCTGCATCACGAAGTGCGTACAGGTGAAAGCTCGGCGGTTTCCCTTGCCGAGACTTTGTATGGGCGATCCGAAAATTTGCAGAGCGCGGAGGACGCCAATCTTCAGCGCGCCGACGACGTCATATGGTTTACCGACTTGTGAGAGGCACACGCGCAACCCGTCGCTAACGTCAGGCAAGATGATGAACTCGGCCACGAGACGTTGCTTGAGTTCCCCGAACCACTTCGAGCGAGGTTCGAGCGTGACGCCCGCCTCATACGCGTGAAGCAGTGGACCACCATCGCCGCCAAGTCCGATCGCCACATGGCTGATCGAACTGAGCGAGCCTGCGCGAATTACGAGGCCGTACGGATCATCGCCCGTCGTGAATACGAGCCGCGTCATGATTTTGGCTTCGCAAAGCCCTGCGCGGCAGCTATCGCCAACGTCACGGGCGGAACCAACGTACCGGCTACGAACCAGCCGATCGCCGAGGCGACGCGGCCTGTTCGGCGATAACCGTGGAAAGCGCTGACGGTTCCCGACACGAGCCCCAAGATGACGAGCGCGGTACGTCTACGAGTCCGTCGTCGAAGATGATCTAGCGCATCGAGATCGCGTAGCGCTTCGACGAGCTTGTGTTCGTCGGCGCCCGCAGCAAGAAGACCTGCGACGAATTTTCCCCTCGTCGGGCGATCGAATTGACTCAAGATCACAGCGACGTCGGCTCGCGACATCGCTGCAATCTTCGCGGCTAGCGCGCTGACCTCGACGGCTTCAGCCAATGGCTGTCGGCGGCCGGGTCGATGGAGCAGTGACTTCGCCATGTTCATCTCCGAACGCAATTTGCAACTTGTTCCGCGAGCCGGTCGTAAAGTCTGCTTGCCGCCTCCGTCACGAGTAATCGCTCGGCACCTGGACCGATTTTATGCAAGACTTCGGGGTAGTAGCCGATCGTTTCGTAGTCAGCAAAGTCGTCGATGTCGCTGACCATTGCTATCACAGGTATGCCGCGCATCTGACTCGGGTTTGTCTCGATACCGAGGCCGAGCATCGGTATCTCGACCCATACGTGACCGACGATCTCGCCCGTGAAAGCGCGTCCACGGCCAACAACAATGATTGCTTCGTAGCCGAGGCGTTCGACGGCACGCGCCGCAACGTGCGCGATCTCGGGACAACCCTTGAAGTGCTGCGGAACGGGGCACGTGCGAATCACTTTGCTGAGGCAGCGTCCAAGGCGTTTTCGAAGCTTGTCGGCAATATCCGAACTGCTCGAAGTGCTACGTGGACGCCGCTTGGCCATATCTCAAATCTATCACCGCATCGAGATTTCAAAACCGTGAGGCGTACACTACAACTCCACTATGGCCGAGATCGAGCGCCCGAGCGCTGACGTATTGATTTTGCATCTATCACCCTATCATAGCCTCGATCTGGTACGCATTCCGAGCGCGCGCAAGTACCGCATCGTCTTCGCTGCACGCTGGGGCGTGCAGCAACGCGCGTTCGTGGAAGTCAGCTACGAACAGGCGCGTGAAGTGGCGATGTTTTTAGGTGCCAGCGATGAAACGATCGCCGCGATCGGCGATCCTTCGCCACCTTTGTCGAACGAAGAGCCACTCTCCTTACCGCCCATTCCACCGCGAACGACGACTCGGGGGATCTAATGGCATTGCCGTGTGCCGTCGGACTACTTGCGACACGAAACCGCCCCGCGTTTGCACATCGTGCTGCGCACATGTTCTTTGCGCAGTGTTACGAAGGTCCTCGGAGACTGTACGTTTACGACGACGGCGAGTCGCCATTCGAGCTTTGTGAAACGCTACGCGCGTATGACGTAACGGTAGTACGCCACGAAGCGATTTCTCTAGGAGAGAAGCGCAATCGGATGTTGAAGTATGCGACGGCGCGCGATCCGGACGGCATCTTCTTCATGTGGGATGACGACGATTTCCACGGCCCGTTTCGGCTCGCACGGCAGATTGGAGCATTGCTGGAAACTCCAACCGCAGACGGCTGCCTATTCTGTCCCTATTTTTCGTACAACACCCGTACGGGTCAGCTCTTCCGGGCGCGTCAGGTCGAAATCAACGGTCTGAAGTTGCGCGTAGGCGCTGACGGGACACTCGCGCTTCGCAGACGTCTTTGGGAGCGTTTGCCGCTCGATGCGCGCCCAGAGCTAGCGGGCATCAACGAAGGATGGCGCTGGCTCGCAGAGCCGCACGATCGCGTGATCGCCGTCGATGCGCAGCTCGATTACGTCGTCGTCAGGCACGGCGGAAATGTGACGTGGCATGCACTTCCTGAAGAACCGGCCGACAGCCGTTTTTGGGAACGTATTACAGACGAGCGTGCGGCAGTCGTCGCGAAAATTCTCGCGGGGGCAGCCGCTACGGATTGTAGGTCATGGCCTGTCCAGGCCCAACCTCCGAGTGCGGATCCCAGAACAGTACGTTGATTTCGGCGGCGAATGCCGTGGGATTGCTGAATAGCACGTGAACCGTTCCAGTCGTCGCGTTGAAAGTCGGTTCTCCGTGTGTGATGTTCGTCCACGCAGCTGTCGGGACGAGCGGAACGACTTGAACGCGTGATGGACTACCGAATCCAGGTTCGCTCGGAGACATACCTGCGAAGCTTTTGTTGACTTGCGTGATGCCTGTGTCGACGTCGAGCGTCCCGGGCGGCCCGCCGTTGGTGCCAGCTGGAATTGTCACGCGCATTCGATTCCAGAGAAGATTCCCAGCTTTCCTCGACATGGCACAACGCTAGCGCAAAACGAAATTACGATCAACGTCAGGCGTATACCGGCGACGGCGTGTCCATCGCCCGAGACCGAAACCGATTCCCCCGAGCGCGAGAACAGCGGCGGCACCGATTGCCCACGGCGCCCACGGATACTTCGAGTACCAGATCGCAGCGTCGAGCAGCGGCACGACACGATGAAGTCCGACGCCGGGGACGCTCGGCACACTAGGCGCACTCGGCGCACTCGGCGCTTTCTTTGCGGCAATCGTACGCAGCGTCTCGATACGACGAACTACTTGCGGCAGCGCCGGATCCTCGACAACTTTGACAATCGTCGGCAGGTACGCCGCACCTTTCGTCAGGATCGCGCTAATTTGACTGGCGTAAGCCGGCGCCTTCTGGAAAATTGCAAGCAGATCTTCCGCCGATCCATTGAACTCGGATCCACGCCGGAAAGGTGCGGCTGACAGCGTTAGCATCGAGGAAACTACGCTGGTTGATGATACGTATTTGCCTGACCGGGACCGGGGATGCTGTGCGGATCCCAGAATAGAACGTTGACCGTCGTGGACGCACCCGAATTATTGAAGGTCACCTTGACGGTTCCTGTTGCGGGATCGACGAACGGTTCGCCGTGCGTGATGTTGGCCCAGGTGGAGATCGGTGACATCGGGACGACCATGATTCGCGAGGCCGGCAACGTTCCATCTGCCGGTCCCGGCGGGGCGACGCTGACACCGAGCGGCGGTTCGTCAAGCGACATGTTGTTGAATGCCTTGTTCACTTGCCGCAAGCCCGTGTCGATCGTAGTCAGGCCCGCCGGTAGTGTGATTCGCTGACGGTTCCAGAGGAGTGCGCCTGCTTTCGTGCTCATGTCGAGATTGCTCCTTTTGGCGGGACGTTACCATTCTTCCCATGCCGGTTTCTTGGGTCTTCCACCAGCTTTGTAGTAGAGCCAGATCGCTAAGCCACTGACGGCCGCGCCCGTCAGCAGCGATCCACCCAGGATCAGTGCGCCCGCTACGAGCGGATGTCGTTGTCTGAGCCAATCGGTGACGTCTCCGAGTTGTTGACGGGGCGGAATCACGTGCTGTCCGCCATCGACAACGACGAAATCTTGTTTCGACTCGCTGTAATCGCAGACGGGACCACGCGCAGGATAACGTCGTCGGTACATGACCGGCGTCCCTCCGGGTCCATATACGGGCGTCGCGACGCGCGTCGGGCCGACAATGGCAGCGTGTGGCGCTAGCGGAGAACCTGCGGGCGGAAACGCGACAGTAGGCTCTGCACCAAGACTTGCCAGCTGGTCGGAAGTGAGACCTTCGATCGTCATGACGTGCGGCATGTTCGATCCTACGGTATCACAGTCGACGCTTCGTAGAGGCTGCATTTAACACAGGCGCTCTGCAAAAACAGCGGTCGGCGAGTTGCTGACCGAGTCTTCGAATCTTCTCGAAACGCGGCTGCAGTTCCCGTCGAGTCCAGCGAATCCAAGATTCATCTTGGCCCGCCGAATTCGCGTGGGCGTTGGCGCTTCCCCATCGAAGATTGGCATTCGCGTAGGCGCGCATCGCATTGCCGCAATCATTTCGGATGATGGCGCCCTCGCCGATAGATAGTGTGCGGTCGATATCGATCAATGTGGCTTCCGCATACGCGCGATGCGCGTAGTCGGGAAACCCCAGGTTGCGTGAACGCTGCCGTCTAGCCATTTCAACGCGCCTTCCGGGGGCGTAATGGCATCCAGCGTACGCAGCGCGGCACGTACCCCTGACGCTTGCAACGCGGCGGCCCACCGTGGCCGAACCGCGATTTGATGCACTTGAATTTCACGCATCGCTTGTATCTCGCCATCGGCTGTCTCCACTCAGCGAAGCTTCGGAGCGTTTCGCGTTAGATTTCCCAGCGACACCGTGCCCGGCGCGCCAGACGCCGCGCCTTGGTTTGCACGTTCCGATATCCGTACTGTCCAGCGCGCGTCAAGGCGACGCGCAGTGCCCGGCAATCGATCACGCAAGGACCGTGCTTCGGCATGATGGGAAACTTCGACTTTCCGGGATCGATCGGATCCGGCAAAAGGAAAGCCTTCGCGCCGCAACGTGCATAGAGTTTTCGACGCTCTTCACGTGTCTTCGGCGCCACCTTTCGCCAGCCTCGTGGAGTCGGCGCTGTCTTGTGTGCAACACGTCGTGCCATGGATCCTCCATAAAGCAAAAGCGGTGACACTCAGATCACCGCTTTTACGCCGTCGTTTGCGTTGCCGTTGTCTAGAGCGCGCGGCGACGGCGACGACGCCGACGACCGCCGCCGCCCATCAAGGGAGCGTAGGCAGCGCACCGCCGACCCGCGGCCGTCCGCTTGTAGCGAACGCAGACGCGGCGAGCACGACGCCGACGCCGACGCCGCGCACCGAGTTCACCGAAATCCTCTCCGAAATCTTCCAAGCCAGGCATTCGACGACGGCGACGGCGGCGACCAAAGTCCGAAAACATTCTGTCCTCCTTTGAGCTGATCTCGGGGCGACTTGCCCCTGTAACACCCAAAAAATCCCATGCGAGAATCGCATTCGTCAAGATCGACACGCGTTGTCACATTTACGGTCGAAACCAACTAAGTTTGTAGTACATTCTTAGTCGAAAATGCCTGCCCTTAAGCCAGGCGAGGACCCGCGCCGCGTACTTCGCCGACACCGCGAACGTGGACCCGCGCACTTGTTCACGTTCGACGAGCTAGCTGAAGCGGCGATAGAATCGCCAGCGACGACGCGCTCGCGTCTGCGGACGACCACGGACGCACGTACAGCCGCGCTCTACATCACTGAAGCGCTCGCCAAACGATCGATTCAGCTGACCGATGTGGAAGCCGTACAGGCGTTAGCGGGTGCCGCCACGCCCGAAGAATGGCAGAAGCGCTGGCCTCGTTTCGATCTGTACCGTTGCGGGTTTCCAAGCTGCCCGGCGATCATCTTAGTGCCCGGTCTTTGCGAGGCGCACGGCACGCGACCATTCGCGAAAGTCGTTGGCGATCATTTCATGATTTGGACGGGCCGTGAATACACGGAGATGTGCCGCGTCGTTTTCGGAGTTGTCGACGCCGGTGCCGTAGAGCATGTCGATCGCAATTCGTGGAACTGCCATCCAGACAATTTGATCGCGCCTACAGATGTTCGCGGCCGATCGAGTCGTCGCCATCGTTGGTCGTACGGCTATCGCGAGTTGGCCAACTTGTTCGATGTGTCGGAAGACGGGGTGCGCCAGGCCGTATCACGTGGACTGTTCGACCCAGCGTCGCTGAGCAGCTTGGTGAACTTTTGGCGACGGCGACACGGCGATCTGGGATCGAGCTGCCAGCGCCGACCACGGTAGCTCAGTGCTTTTAGCGTAGCGCCCGCAGACCCGACCGAATAAGATGACTGAGTGCTCGAAGCGGCCAAATATCCCGCCACGGTCAACGCCGCGGGCGTTGATGAAGCAACCTTCGACAGCGCTGTCAGGGCTCTGCGTGCCTACTTCAAACGCTACGCAGACGTGGATGAAACGCCGTTCGTAGCTGCGCGCTACGAGTTCGTTTTGCGTCGAGTCAGGCCATCTTGGGGTGAAACCATTTACGAATGGCAAATCGTCCCGCTCGGCGGCGAAATCGAAGTGGATCCGTATGACGGTACACCCAAAGCGAAGCGCTACCCCACGCCGCGAAAAAGAATGCTCGACGCTGTTCCCGATGACCCACGTCTAGCGTACCGCGGTATGTCGTGGGAAGAATGGCAGTTCATTCGCAGACACGGCTACGTCGAATCTACTGGTTCGCACAATCTCGACCAACCAGGCTTGACCTTCTGCGGAGACGCAGCTACCGCCGAGTCTTATGCTTCCAGCTTCGCACCATTGGCTTATAAGCCTGCGTGGCGGCGGCCGGGTGTCGTGATCGCATTTCCCCGTGCATTGGCTCTCCACCACGAAGACCTTCCTGACAAGATTCCACCTAGCGAGTGCGCTTTCCGTGGTCGCCTACCTGCCGATGAGATTGTCGCTGTTTGGTATCTGATTCCTACCCGGATTCGTTTTGGCTCTCTCGAAGTCATTGACACGCATGGACGCGAAGTCCGTGAGGGATCGAGGTCGAATCCTTCTGTGAGCTACGTCGTACTGGAAGCTGAGTCTTGATAGGACTGCCGCTACTTCTTCGAGAGCTTACGCGGAACGTAGTCGGATGGACGCTTGCGAATAGCCTTTGCTAGCCGCCTGTCGGCTACGGCATCGACAGGCAAAATCTTTTGAACGGCGCACGCAAAGGCGAGCGATTCATTCAGCTCGGCTGCGACCGCATGCGTAGCATGTGTGTTTGGCAGTTCCTTCATCAGTTCCCTCATCTTCCCGAGCGTAGCGAAGTTTCGCGTTAGTTGACACGGCACGGTTTACAGTTGACATAGTACGGTTGCGCAGATACTCTCAACAAGTCAACTCTCAACAAGTCAACTCTCAACAAGTCAAGCGCGTCGTTCGGAACTGTGGTATGAAACCTGTCGCGATCTCTGATGTCGAGCTGGCATTTCCAGCGCATGTCGTCGGAAAGCTCTTGCCGGAGTGGGACTCGATTCCAGTCGAATTCCGCGAGAGGCGGTCACCTTGGTGCCGTATCGTCGACGCCATCTTCGCGGGTGAAGGCTCCGACGTGGCCATTTCGGTGCGTAAGGGCATCGATCCTACGCTCGCCGGTCGGCACCTTCGCGCTTGTATGGCTTCGTTTGAGCCCAAACACGAACACAAGATCGCAGGCGTTGCGTATCTGCTCAGTCTCTGGTTCGAATTCGCCGAGGAAAGTGGCGACGGCCCTTCAACGCACTATTCGGCCTCATAGAACTCCGAGACCGCGGCCTCGATCTCGTTCCAAGCTTGATCAAGCTTCTTCTTGCTGGTGTAGATTTTGATGTCGACGAAGCCTTGGGCGTCTTCGGTAAGAATCACACCCTTGGCTTTCATGAGTTCACGGACATCATTCGCGTCGAGCTTCGCCCATTCTTCGGGAAAGTTCTTCTTCAGCTCAGCGAGATTGAACGGTCCTTCAAAGATTGCATACCATCGACCGTACTCTGTCGTATCTCCTGTCTCATCGTCCGCAAAACCTGCATTGGCCATCGCATAGAACAGCGCACCGAGTGCGCCTGAAGTTTCAAACTTGCCAGGCATCTCGGAATTGTGGCGCGGCACGACCAGCAGCGTCAAGACGTAGACTCCGCTGACGCAAGAGTCAACTGACGAGCCATTCGACGTTCGTCGCTTGGAATTCTTCGTGGTCGTCGACGACAGTCGGCCAATCGACGTAACCTTTCACTCGCAGCGTTCCTTCACGGTCTAAGTCAACACCGGCTTCTTTCAGCCACGCTTCGCTACCGATATTCCGAATCCATTCCTCGACGGCGCAAGCGTCGCATAGCCGCCGGCTTTCCACAGACCCGCAACCGTTGCAGGAAGCATCTGAAGTCGATCCTACATCGATTCGAAATGGCCACGACCACCCCAATCCGGTGCCGCGTGGCGTGACATCAGCAAGCGTTACCGCCCACGGCCAACCGTCATCGTCTTGTTCGATGACTGTAAACGTCAGAGTCAATTCAGCACTCTTCATGACTGTCTGAGAAGTGCAAATCTGATGCGGCTAGAAGCGCAGGATCTGATGTGATCAGAACAGAATTCCGCGCGCCGCGGCGTGTCCCCTTAGCTCCCACGACGTGGCGTTCCGTCATCGCGACAACGTGTGCCCAACTGTAGATTTCTCGAATGAATTCGTGATCGCTGTTAGATGCGATAACGGTTGCGCCACGTGCGGCGGCAGCGGCCAGCGCGCGCGCTAGCTCATCGTGCGCGTCATCGTCGAAGCTCGCCGCATTGTAATCGCTGAAGGTGTCGAAATACGGCGGATCGGCGTAAATGACGTCACCTGACCGCGCTTGCTGAATGGTTGCGCGAAAATCGGCGAGATTGATTTCGGCATTCGTGAAAGTTTGTGCGACCGCGCGAAGCTCGGCGGCCCCGGGAAGACTTGCATTTGCACGTTCGCCACCGTAAGGGACATTGAATTGACCCTTACTGTTTTCGCGGTAGAGCCCATTGAAGCCGAACTTGTTGAGGTAGATGAAACGCGCCGCCGAAAACACAGAACTCGTCGGTTTGGCCGATCGAACAGCGAGATAACTCGCTTTGTCGGTACCTTTGTCGGCGAGTGTCTTGAGTGCCCATGCGACAGCTTCAGGACTTTTTCGAATCGTCCGATATGTCGAGATGAGCGGCTCACAGATATCGGCGAGGACCATGCACGGCAAGCCGAGACCGAGCGCGACAGCGCCGCCGCCCAAGAATGGCTCGAAATAGCGCCCTTGCGTCGCGACAAGTCGTCGACGAATGGCGGGAACGATCGTCGGAACAAGCCACCGCTTCCCGCCAGCCCATTTGATGAAGGGCGTACAGACGATATCCGCGTCCGTTATCGTCGTCGTCATGTGCATGTCAATGCTCAAAGTCAAATCCGTGCGAGAAGATGCCCGAGAAGACCTGCGAGGACGACGGCAAGCGCCATCTGTTCCCACGAGAGGCGCGGCGCACGACCTCCAGAAGCGGCACCCCGACGGATGAGATCGAGCCAGAGTTGACGTTGCGTCTCGGGCGCCAAATGTCTGTGGTCATGACTCGACATGAAGGCCATCCAAAACGTCGAGAAAATATCCGACCGCCTCGCGGATGTCATCAAAAAACTCTCCACTTGTTGCGTCACCGACGCGAAATCGTGCATCGTCCTGGCGTTCGATCCGCAATCCATGCGCCGCTTCGATCGCGAATCCCGCAGGATGCGCGAGGACGACAGCGAAAGCGGCCATTACATGTTCCTCACGAACACGTTTGAGAAGATCAGCGGACACGACCAAACCTACCGCTTAGCGAAACCGGATGATCGATCGGCCGCCACAGTTTGTTCTGCGTCGTATACGTGATTGTGCGGCCTGATCAGTTGGCCCGACGTATCACGTTCCTTACGGCAGCCGCAAGGCCAATACCAATAGCAGTCGGCGCCGTGCGTCGCGGATTCGGCGTTCGTCGTGCAGCATCCGTTCATGATGCTACCTACCTTTGCACGCAGCCAACGGCAACGTTAGAGCGTTCATTTCGCGGAACCGCTCAGCTCTTCCGCGAGCCGGAGTAGGTGTTCGCGCAACTTTCCTTGCGCGACGTTCGACGTATCGAGCGGACTCGACGTGATGTGGCACGTCGCTACCCAACCGGCAGCCGTCTGCGCGATCTCGATCTTCGATGTGAAATCCTTGGCCATCCCTGCAATTTGCACCGGCGGCGTGTATTCGTACTTGGTCGGTTGCATCGGCATGTCATCCTCCTCATCGAGCGGCTTTTTCAGCTAGAAACTTCCCGACGTCGGCCAGATCTTGCGAAAAGCCCTTGAAGGGCAAGCTCGCCAAGAACTGTCGACCGTAACGCTTGACCTTGATTCGTTGATCGAGCAACACGAACACGCCGTAGTCGTCGGCGCGTCGAATCAAACGACCGGCGCCTTGCGCGAGCGCGATGGCTGCTCGGGGCACGTAGAATTCCTCGTAGTAGGTATTCGGATGCTTGGTCTTCATCATGTCGACGAACGGATCGTCGAAGCTGTCGAAGGGCAACTTATCGATCACGAGGCACGAGAGTGACTCTCCGGCTACGTCGAGCCCAGTCCAAAAGCTGCGAGTCGCGAGCAGCACGCTATCGGTTTCTTGCCGAAACCGTTGCGCGAGTAGCTTGTTGGAGCCTTCACCTTGTACGAGCAAGGGGTAGCTGATCTTGTCTCGCAAGTAGTCTGCGACATAACGAAGACGCCGCCACGACGTGAAAAGTGCCAGCGTACGACCTTGCGAGTCATTGACGATCTGTACGAGCGCCTTCGCTATCGCAGCGTCGAACAGCGATTCGTTTTCTGACGAAGGGAGCGGGATGCCGAATGGGATGACGAACTTCGCCTGCTTTGCGTAGTCGAAAGGACTTGCCACGCGCGAAAGGCGCAGCTTGCTGGTCATTTCTGCGTTATCTAGGCCCAGTTCCCCGCGGATGAAATCGAATGAACCGCCTGCAGTCATGGTCGCGGAAATGCAGACGATGCTTTCATACTGCGAGAACACAGTCTGACGGAGTTGATCTCCGACGCGATACGGTGCCGCACACAACTTTACGGTCGCGCCCGTGACACGCGTCGCGTCTAACGGTTTGTCGATCCAGTATGCGGTCAGATCATCGCTTTGTTCGACGAACGCGACGAGGGCCGCTGCAACTTCCCGCGCGCGATCATGGATACGTTGGCGATTGGCGCATTCGCTGCACGATTCACCTTCGACGCAGCGGCCACAACCTCCTGCCACGATCGCTGCAACCTCGTCGAGAACTTCAACGAGGTCGTCGACATTCACGAAACCGGGATCGGACAGTCGACCGCCACGCACGCCGAGCGCGTAGTCGGCAATTTTCTCGAACGTCGGCGCCGCAGTTTCGCGCAGCCTCCGCGCCAACTCACGTTCTCCGAAACGATCGCTCAGCGTCGAAGCCATCCGGCGCAAGGTGCCCTCGCTGATTTCTGTACCGAAGCACCGTCGCGCGATCGTCGCTGCTTCGTGCGCTTCGTCGAGAATGACCATGCCAAATTTCCGCCAGAAGGCGGCGTCACCGTGGAGGAGCTTGGCGAATAGGAGATCGTAGTTGGCGATCACGACGTGGGCTCCGTCAGCGTTTTCGAGGGCTTTCTCGGCGAAGCACGTCGAATAGTGCGCACAAGCGCGACGATCACAATCGTCGCCTGTGATCGAAACGAGTCGCCAGGTCTTGTCGCTGACGTGAGGCGCGTCGTTTCGGTCACCCGAACACGTCGGATCGCGCACCCATGTACGAATCGCATTGCCCTCTGACACGAGATCGTACGGCCAGGAGATTCCGCCGGAATCGTACATTGCCAGTTCGCGCCGACAAACGTAATTGGCGCGACCTTTGAGAACCGCAAACTTGAAATTCTTGAAAGGAGTACCTTGTAAGGCTTGCTGTAACGTCGGCAGATCTTTCTCGGCGAGTTGATCTTGCAATGCCTTGTTGGCTGTGACGATCAACGACGGGCGCCCCGTCATGATCGCGCGCGCGATGGCGGGAATGCCGTAGGCGAAACTTTTCCCGCATCCAGTCGGACCTTCAGCAAGCAAAATGCCCCCACGCGTTGCCGTTTCCCAGATATCGCGCACGAGTTGGACTTGACCATCCCGTCGGCGATAGTTCGGAATCGTATGCGCGAGCGCGCCTGCGTCACCGAAAAACTCCTCGATCAACTTCCCGTACGTGGTTGCGTGGTCCATAAATCCCTCTGCGTACTATTTCAGTTCACTTCGGCCCACGATTTTCCGGCCCGCGCATCGACCGGGAAATTGATCGTTATCCCTTCGTAAGTGACTTCACGTGTAAACGACTGAACGACCAAGCTCTTGACGAGATCCTGATCGTCTTCATCACATTCGAATACGACGGCGTCATGGATCTGCAAAATCGGGAACGCGTTCGGCGGAAGTCGCGGCATGATGTCCATGAGGCCGAGGTTGATGATATCTGCACCTGTCGACTGCACGGGAAAGTTCACGACTTCCGACAAATCGAATTGCCCGAGAGGGAAACAGCGACGGCGTTCCAAGATCGCACTTCGGACTTCACCTAGCTCGGCGGCCTGCCGCATCAATCGTTGGTGCCACGCGGTGACTGCAGGCATCTTCGTTTTCATCGTCGCGACCATCTTGCCGATCATCGTGATGGTCACGTTCGGGTAGTCGCGGACGACGGCTTTCCACAACGTATCGACAGCGCCGCCGTAGAATGCGCCATACTCCGGCCGCTTGATCATGTCGCGGAGGACTTTGCGTTCGTCGACGGGACGCCGATCGAAGTCAGGCCAGACGATGCGCGCAAATTCGCTGTGGATGTCCTTATCGTTATGGAAGATGTCGAGCAGGAATGGATCGCCCGACAACAGCGCGATGATACGTGCTTCGAGCTGCTTGGCATCGAATGCCACGAGTGCGCGGCCGGGTGGCGCCACCACTTGGCTGCGTAGGTTCGGCCGACCTTTTTTCTTGTCGGCCTTGGGCCAATTTTGGCTTCCTGGCGCTTCCGATCCCCAACGGCCTGTGATCTTGTGAACACTCCAACGCGGGTGGACGCGGTCGTTCTCGTCGGCGAAGCCGTAGACGATCTTACCGTTGCCGTAGTCGCGATCGAACATCCGCTCGACGAACGTGTTGAGCAACTTCGCGTTCTCGCGATAGGTCAAGAGGGCGCGAACTTCTGGGTGATGTATGAAACTCTCCAGGACGTCTTTCTTCGTCGAGATGCGCCCCGAAGCGGTCTGCAATGAAAGTGGAACGCCGCGTGCCTTCAAGAACGCGACGACGTGATCGCTCGCGTCGATCTTAAATTGAAACGGCTTGCGATCTATCTCGGTGAGGCGTCGATAGATACGTTCGTCGAGATCCAGCGGATCGTGCTTACGCATGCGTCGCGCTTGCTCGAACGCGAGACGCCCTTTGAAACACTCGAAGATTACCGGATCGGCGATGTGTGCGTGCAGCTCATCACGTGCTTTATCGATCGTCGCGCGAAAGCCGCGTCGTAACTGCTCGTTGACTTCACGATCAATCGGAACTCCCTTGACGTGCATGAGCGCAGCGGCGAGCGCCATGGCACGGTCGACTTTGTACGTCTTCTCGGCATTCGATTTTTTGACTACGATCTGAAGCGGCGATTCGATGCGCGCAGTCGCTAGCGCGTCACGTGCATTGTAGGGCAACAATTCATCGAGCGTGCCTTGGCCATGCCGATATTCACTTTTCCACGGCGTCGTCGCGTAGAACTGCGTTGTCACGCGCTGGAGGTCATGCGCGAGTCCGGGAAACGCGCTATGGTGCAGAAGCAACGTGTCGTGTAACGGTCCGTCAACCGCAAAGCCGTGACGATGCAGTACGGGAACGTCGTAAATCCCGTTATGGAACGTCTTCGTAATGGTCGGATCAGCCAATACGTCGGCGATCGACTGCTTGGCGCCGGGCGTCAATATCGACCATGCAACACTGATAGCCCGTTTGACGGTCGCGAGACCGATGGCGCTAAGTTTCGCGTGAGCAGCTTGAAGCGCCGAGTGCCGTTTCGGATCGTCGACGTATGTCTCGGTATCACAAGCCATGGCGCGTGAGGCGCGAATGTCGCGGACGATTTCTGTGACGAGCTGCTCGGCGCGTGCCGGATCCGTCGTCTCGTATTCGATATCGTCCGTGAACCTGATGTCTACGCCACGCGCAAGCAGGTTGACTTTCTGTAGATCGTAGACGAGCGCCCAAAAGCCTAGATCACTCGTGTGGGCGCCGCCGCCGCCGCTGCTCGTACCGCCTCGCAAGATCGCCGCTGGATGCGTCGTCGGGATGACGGCGCGCAGTCCCGTACCGTCGAAGTCGACTTCGTAGAGTGCACCGGCCATTTGCGTGATCGAGAATTTCTCGCCTGCGAAGCCTTGCGCGGCGATGGCACCGAGAGCTGCGACAGGTCGTCTCGGGAACTCCGCCAGTTCGCGTCGCAGACGCGGCGCGCAGCAGCGCCGCGCTTCTTTCTTTTGCGCGTCAGTCGCGCTAGCTGGAGGCGGGCAAAGAGTCGCGTTCGTGACCCACAGAGACTCTCGCCGTACGCGAATGCGCGCGAGAGCCTCGTTTACCATTCGACCGGATGCTCCACAGAATGGTTGGCCTCGGACGACTTCGGTGTGACCTGGACCTTCGCCGACGATAATCCAAATCGGCCGCTCCGAACCTTCAGCAAAAACAGGCTGATTCGGACGCCCCATACGACTGAAGGGACACTCGGCGCAATTCGCGCCGAGAGCCGAACCGCGAACGACGAGTGGCGGTTCGTAGGATTCTTCGGCTTCGGTCATTCGCAATTTTGAAAAGCCAGAACGATAGCCAGACTCACCGCTAGAATGACGATGAGCGATATCGCCCAGATCAACAAACTCTCCCCAAACGAGAACCGGCTGACGCGCGCGTGGTACGCCGAACAACGCAACTGCATACCGATGATCGGCGTGCCGCAGTCGACGCAAGTGGAAGTCTTCCTAGCTGGTAGCGTCATCGCTATTCTCGATTCTTATCTTCACAATGACCGTGAACGTAATCCCAAGCGAGAAGCTTGAGTTCACGCGCGTAGCCGAGAACGCTGTGACGACGCTTTTGACGCCACCAGCCGGGATGGTTCGGGTCTTCCTGGTTCCACATCATTCGTCGGATCTCTGCGAATGTCAGCCCGAGTCGAAACTCCGCGTACGTCGCACCGCACACGCAAGGGGGTGGAGTTCGTCGCGTCATTGCGCATCAATTGGCCTCGAAAGCCGTGGATCGTTGATCCAGCGTGCAAATGATCCGCAACGTGCGCAATAGGCTCGTCCGTGTTCCCATAGATGCGGCTCCCACTCGTGTTGACAGTTCGCTGCAGGTGCTTCGAACTTGAGCCCGCGACCGGGAACGTTTAGCTCGACGGCTTCGATAATCATCTCGATCATGCGGCGCGCCTCGCTGCTACGACTCGGAACGCACTCGACACGATACGCTGAAAATCAGTTGTCCGTGTCTCGTCGAAAGTCTCGTAGGTCAGGAGTCCTGGCAGCGGCGGTCGCGTCAAGTCGATCCTCGGTCGATCGAGTTGGCCGAACAGGTCCCACTCCAAGATCATACCGCGCGAAAACTCGCCGCCGACTGCGACAGCGCCGTCGCAACATCGTGCGCATACCAGCGCGTCGCGCAGGCCGCGTTCGCGCTCGATCATCACTTCCGCGTACGGGAGCCACGGGGCGGCAATGACAATGTCAGGGAGAAGATCGGTCAGTGCTCGGATCCAAAGTTTCGCCGACAATACGTTCATGGAACGCGTTGCGCCGATCCCTGCGGGGTGCATCAGAAAGATGACAGGTAGATCCATGCCGAACTCCTTGGTCGTTTGTTATCCGTGATCGACTTCAATTCCTTGCAATGAAGCTTGACGAAACCGCATCGCTTCAGATGCGTTCCGTTCTTCCTCCATGCGACGCGCGCAATCGAGCGCTTCGATGATTTGGGGATCGTCGAAGGAATTTTTCCCGAGCCGAATGCGCTCCATGACCCATGCAACGATTGCCACGGGTGCAGCCGGATCGCGTGCGAGTAGCACGAAGATCTGCTCGTGATCGGCGGCCTTGTTGAAGCAAGACTCGGGCAGTTCGATTTCGTCGCGTTTGCGCATGACCTCCATCGTCACGTTACTCAATTATCGACCCGTAGAGCAAATGCTTAAATGACCGCGACGTTGTCAAGTCACAACGGTCGATCGGCCAATGCAGCGAATCGCCACATTGGCCGATCGGCATCGATGCGACTTAGCTGCGCGTGGCGGGTCGCCCATTGCCGGCGGGAGGTGCCGGCCGCCGGGGCGCGCTCTGCCCCTGTCCCGCTGGTGTAGATGCTGCAGAGGTTGCCGCGGGCGTGGCGGAGCCGTTGGCGCCTTCATAGAGACGTTCACCGATCCACTTCGTGACCCCGCGCTTGGTGGGCTGACCCGTCCTGGAGTCGATGTCGTCGATTTCGTCGGTGACGACGTCCGCCGTGAATCGCGCACCGATCATAGCTTCACGCATGAATCCGCCGGAAGCATCGAGTTGAATGGCCGCAGCCTCGACGATCGCTTTCATGCGCCGACGCGCGAACTCGTCATCGGAGATGACGTAGGAGCAAACCATCGTACGTCCCTTCATGGGACCTTCCGAGATCACCTGTGCAGTGACACGCAAGGTCCGGTTACCCTTGCGGCTCTGATCGAACTTCGCTTCCCGGATTTCGAAGTCGTACGTGCCCGGATCGATCCGACTGGAGCGGCCGTCGTGCGGCGTCAAGTTCGGATCGCTCATGTTCATGTTGATGTAATCGACGAATTCAGCCATGTTGCTCTCTCTTTCTTTTTCGTTTGACGTTCACGAAACGCTACTTGGATGCGGCTCGTACTGATGCAGCAGGTTGCGACGGACGAGGTTTGTTCTTGGCCTCGCCATTGGATGCATCTACGTTCGGGGCAAAGCCCGGCGCGATCCCGAGGGCCTCTGCGAGTGTCCGATACGTACAGTCGGCGACGAACACCTCTTGATTGCCTTCGATGACTTGGATGTATCCGAGCGGGTCGGGCAGGCGCCCCTCATCGCGACCACCCGCCTGATAGTTTTGGAATTTCCGTGTACGAATCTCGAACTGCAGCGGCTGGTTCGGTTGCGGCTGAAAGCTGCGGTGATAGAACACGTAATCGCAACCCGCAGCGAACTTAGCAGCGTTCTGACCGGCCAACATGGGGCCACCGATCGGCGTGTCTTCGCCGGGAGGCTTCTCCAGTGCAAGCCAGACGACGTTGCAGCCGAGCAGGTGAATCTGTTCGCGCAGATTCTTCAAATGCTGCCCGAGCTTTTGATACAGCTGTCGGCCGTCGGCACGGTTGCCGGCGGCGGCGTCGAGCGTATTGAAGAAAAGATCGGCGTAGAACGTGAGGGAGTCGACAACGATCGTGTGAATCTCACCGCGTTTGACGAGCGGCTCGGCGTCGTGAACCGCTTGCATCATGTCGGCCGCCCTCTCGATGGCCCACACGGTAGGCGCACGATCGATTTCGAATAGTACGCTGCGATCCATGTTCGACAGCGTCGTCCATCCCGATTCCGTTGCGTCAGCAAGGAACAGCGGACGGGGCCATGATCCGGCGAATCGCGTCTTTCCCGCACGGGACATGCCATAGGACAGCGCCGTGATGCGCGTGATCTTGCCGGGCTTACTGACGTCGATGACTTTCATGCGTCGCTCCCTTCTTCTACGTTGTTTGCTTCGTCGCTCGGAGCGTGCGATGCGCCACTGCCGGTCGACTCTTCACTCGAAGCGGCGACGGCTGGCGCCGCTGGCGTCCATTCGCGTTTTCGGATCGGCACGAGCTTTTGATTCTCGGCGCAGTGATCGAAGAAACTGCAAAGGCCGTACTTCGTGGCGCAATTCGCACGGGCCTTTGGCCATACGCCCGTGGCAGCGTACATTTGCTGCAGCGCAGACCACATCTTGAGGTCCTCCATGTGCTGCTGTACGTGCCAGCGCTGTGCTGGCACGATCGTACGATGGAACTGTGGGATTTTCTGTTTCCCGACGATGTTGACGATCGTGCCGCGCAGTTTGCCGTACTTTCGATCGAGCTTGGCGCGCTTCCAAATCATGATCTGACCCAAGATCTCGCCGTCGTTTCGCCAACCGTCGAGCACGTCGGCCGTGAAGCGTGCACAGGTCTTATGTTCGACGATGTACACGCCCGGCATGATGCCCGGCTGTGCCGCATGGACGCGCGCGATCAAGTCAAACCGACACGAATTGCCGTCTGCATCTTGCGCCCATAACTCGACTGCTAGCGGATCGAGATAGTCGTTCTGATGCCGATCCGCGTAGGCTTCGTACAGGCGAAACGCCTCGTTGATCGCGCCCGCGTCGACGTCATGCGCGATCAGCATGTCACGCGCGACGAACGGTGTGAGCTGCAGGTTCTCGTCTCGCATCCACATGTAGTGCAAGGCGAGGAACGTGTGAAAGGCGGATCCTACAGTGAGCGCCTTCGACGCGACGCTGCGTTGACCGTCCAGATACGTGAGTTTGTAGAGGTACGGACAGCGTTGAAACGTCGAGTGGCTCGACCAACCACGACCGGACGCGCCGCCAAGTCGTTCCATCTTGAAGTGCGCGAAGATCTCCGTGATGACTTCATCGAAGGGGCGCACGCCTGGATTCGGTTCGAGCACGACGCGATCACCGCCTGCGATTGGCGGCGGAACGATCATGTTGGGTTCCCGCGAGGTCTCGTCGTTGTCATCGTTGTTCATGTCTTACCGACATCGCGTCCGAACTTCGGCTACGACATCGCCTCCCAATCGTGGTTCCACAACGTGCCGTGATAGTCGTGTTCGTCCTCGTCTTCTGGATAATCTGCGAGCACAGCGGCAGCGATGGCATCGAGGTCTTCCACTGACAGCGCGCCGCCGCCGATGCCAGTGAAGCCGCTTGCGATGACGTCGATGGCACTCTCGGCCGCGGGAACTCCCAAGCGAAACGCGAGTTCACACTTGTTCTGAAGCGCTTCTAGAATCTTACGCTCTACATCGTGATCGATGATCACGTAAGTCGCTGCGATGGGTTGTAGACCGTTGAATGGCCGCATTTCGGCCTGCGCGACCACCGCAGGTGTGTAGTCCAGCTCTGCAAACACTTCCTGGCGTGCCGCAGACAGATCGATACCGACTTGGCCGACGGAAAGCGTGATGCAAAGCGGCGAACAAGGATGCGCACGCCATTGGTTGAAAATCGCCTCGCGAAGATCTACAGGTGTGGCACCCGAGACGACGAAGCCCGGATAGCCATCGCGCGCGAGTGCCGCTTCGATTTTCACGGCAACGTCGCGATGCCAGGTCCAGATGATCACGCGCTCGCCGCCGTCGAGCACGCGCTTGGCAGCGTCGATCGCGCCTTCGATCTTCAAATTTGCGAGGAGCCGTCGAAACCGCGCGGTCGCGCCGATCTGCGTCGAGCGGCGTGCGTGATCGCGAACGCGCTCCGCTTCCTTTTCGACGGCGAACGCTTGCTGTTCGGTAATCGGAACTACTTCCGTAGTACGCGAAATCGTCGGCAGTTGCGTAGCAATTTCGTGCCACGAGCGCCGAATCATGACCTCGCACATGCGCAACCGAAATTCTTCTTCATGCGAAGCACTATCTGCGACGAAGCCGTGCGGCCCCAGGCGTCCACCTGCGTAGCGCTTCGCGTATTCGTAGAACTTTCCCCACGCGCCCGGACACAGTGATGCGAGCGTCGTGTACAGTCCTGCCGGTTTGTTCCAGATGGGCGTGCCGGTCGCACCGATGACGCGATTCGCCTGTGCTGCGAGATACATCGCGGCGACACTCCGACGCGACTTTCTATTCGACAGTAGATGGATCTCGTCAAACACGAGCGTACCGATGCGGCGATTTCCAAAGTTTTTCCAACCAGCAAGAATGTCGTAGTGCATGAATACGATCTGCGCGTTCACGAGCACTTCCGCGCGGAAGTATTCACCTTCCAAGAGGTCGTATCCCAAATCGCGCTGCCGCTTCCGCTCGCGTTTTGTTTTCGGATCGACGTACGCGACGTGCTTGCCGGCGAGGACAAGCGGGCGAACGTCTGGCCAGCGGCGGCGAAACCAGCCCAGCCAAACCTCGCGAGTAGCCAATGGCGCGACAACAACCAACGGACCGTCCGCTAACTCATGAGAGGCCACGCAGGTTGCGGTCTTGCCGGTCCGCATTTGAAATGCGAGGAGCGTGCCGCGGCGATCTCGAATGAACTCGCGACCTTCGTGTTGGTAATCTCGAAGTTTCCATCCGTTCGTGGATGTCTGAGCGTCGAACTGGTCGCGATCGAACGGCAACCGATTGTTCAATAACGTCTCGATTTCTGGATGACTTTTCGCGAGCAGTGGCAGGTGCGATCGGTGCGCAACAGGACCCCAGCGACCGTCGAGAATAACAGTAGGCGCCGCCGCAATTTCTGGCAGCCATTCCGACGGAATCACATACCAATCCTGACGAGTCGGATGCGCGGCCAAAGCCGGGCGCGCCGACTGCATTGCAGCAGCTCTCACGTTGTGCCCCTAGTCGTTCGCACGCTATGTGGCGCCGCGCCACCTGTCAAGCGGATCGCGTACGGAGATCGGAACTTTTTTCGAGTGCGATCATCAACGCGATCGTCAGCGCGATCGTCGACGTCGGTACGATCGTTAACGTCAAACAATCGTCAGCGTCTGTGGAAAGCTGTGGACAGATCTCGCGATCTGCGCCGCCCTCCACGCGATTTCGTTTGGATGCGCTTGTGGAACGCGTCGTTTGGATGTGCTCGCGGAGCGCGTCGAGATCACGCTCGCGCAGGAACCAACGCTTGACGTGATCGCTCGACTCGGATAACACGCTCGTGGATCCTCATGCGTACAGTGAGTCGCGCGAGACGCATCAATGACATCCTAACGGCCGAGCAGACGGCGTCGATGCTAGGTATTTCGATCGCGACGTTGTGGCGTTGGCGAAATCGACGACGGCTACGGTCACAGCGGCTATTCGGCCGCACCGTGTTCTTACGTACTGACGTCGAAGCTGCAATGAAACGCCAACGACAGCTCGCGGCAGGGTAAGTCAAAGTGACGACAAACAACGTCATTCCGTTTCCAGGGACTGTGCCAGTCGCGCAAAGTGGAGGGGGCAACGGAACTGCGGCATCCGGCGGCGGCGGTTCGGGAAGTGGATCGGTCTCCGATCCACACATCTGGATGCGCCAACAAGTTTGGGCGATCCGCTACCACCGACGTTTCAATGAAGATCAGAAACGTCGGATCTTGCACAACTTCATCACGACGCAGGAGAACCGCAAGACCATTGGTGGAGCATTTCTTCGTACGTCGGATAGACGTGCGTACCTGCTCGATGGGCAGTGTTGCCGCCTCTACCGCATCGACGAACGCGACCCCGACTTCTGCGGCTATTTGTTGAGCGTCTACGGCCTCAATTCTAGCGAACCGATCACGCGACACCTGATCACGTCCCTGAAAAACGGCACGATCGCGAACGGTCTGCCGCGGCAAGTTCGACGCTTCTCGTACTGGGATCGCGATACGCAAACGCTCTACATCTCGCGGTACGACGGAACCTGTTACGTGCTCGACGGCGACGAAGTCATCATTCGTCCCAACGGATACGGTCCAGCCGTGTTCCTCGACGACGATGGAGGATCGAACTGCGACAGAGATTGTCCAGCGACGATCGACTATCCGCCCGGGCCGACCGTTGGATGTCACAACGAACTCTTTCGCTATCTCATCGATGATCTCAACTACGTACCGGCGTCGGCCGGCGGCATGTCACCTGAAATTCAAAAGACGTGTCTTGGAATCTGGATGTTCGCAATTGCATTTCCAGATCTCATGCCGACCAAACCGATCCTGCTCGTAGAAGGCGACCCCGGATCGGGGAAGACGACCGCACTCCAACGCATCGCACGTGTTCTACACGGAAAGGACACGCCGCTCACGATCCCAGCACGAGAAGATCCAGACTTCGGCGTCAAGATCTTGCGTTCTCCGATTGCTATCCTCGACGACGTCAACAAGCATATCGAGTGGCTGCAAGATACGCTCTGTACGTATGCAACCGGCGGCGCGTGGGCGCGTCGCAAACTGTTCACTGATGACAGCGAACACGTCATCAAGCCTCAGAGTTTTCTCGGCATCACGACCAACAATCCTACGACGTTTCGCCAAGGGCAGCTTGCGGACCGCTGCCTCATCATTCGACTGGAACGCCGTGTCGGCGACTTTGGTGCGACCGATCAACTGGCCGAGTTCGTACGATCCAAACGTCCTACGTTGCAAGGTGAATGGCTGTACTGGCTCAACGAAATCGTCCGCGAGCTGCGACAGCCGCAACCCGTCGTGACGTCGCCTTATCGCATGGCCGATTTTGCGCGGCTCGCGCATCTCATCGGACGCGTCTTGGATCGCCCAAATGGACCTCCGGGCAATTGGTCACCGGAAGCGATCGATGAGATGCTCGGAGCGCTGCAAGCGGAACGTGACGCACTCATCGTCGAAGAGGGCGATCAACTCGTCGATCTGATCGATAAGTGGCTCGACATCGAATCCAACCAAGGCCGTGACGTTCGTATCGCGGACCTCCACCGAGAGTTGCACGCCATTGCGCGCGCGAACGGCAACGTCACGGCATTCTTCAAGACCGCGCGAGGTCTCGCTGCACGGCTACGCGAAACAGGTGGTGCGCTCGGAAATCACTTCGAGGTTTCCCGAAAAACAGGTCCGGGAGGTGTCATGCTGTACACGTTCCGGCGAACATAGCTGACTAGCTGACATGGCACGCATGGAAGATACCACCGTCGTCAACATGAAAACTTCGCCCTACGATGTCGCGATCGATCGTTCGTCGCCGTTCGGAAACCCTTTTCCGCTCAGAAACGAACGCGAGCGCGGCGCCGTCTTGCAGCGTTATCGCGAGTACTTTTACCGCCGCGTCGAGCGCGACGCAGAATTTCGCGAGCGTGTACGCGCGTTGCGCGGAAAGCGCTTGGGCTGCCACTGTGCGCCGAAACCTTGCCACGGCATGATTATCGTGGAGTGGCTGGAGGCGGACGCCAAGAAGCGGAAGCGGTGAAGCGGTGATCTCGTGCAACGTCGGCGATTGATGCCGACGCAGGAAGGTCTGCGATGGTGACCGTACTCGCTCGATCGGTTGACAATCGAGAGATCGCGCAAACTGCGGTCGAATACGCGCGCCGCGGATGGCGCGTGATCCCGCTGCATTACGTGCGCGTACCGGGTGAACAACCCGAATGCAGTTGCTTTCGCCGTACTGCGTGCCACGGGGCCGGCAAGCATCCCCTGATCAAGAGCTGGCGTGTCGTCGCTAGCAACGATCCCGATTTGGTCTGTTGCTGGTGGCGCGCTAGACCCCTTGCCAATATCGGCATCGCGATGGGCGGCCCGGCACGTCTGATTGCCATCGATATCGATGGAGAGGAAGGTCGAGCGAGCCTCGCGAAGATTGAGTCGGCATATGGCCCGTTGCCGCTGACGCTTGCGCAGACGACTGGACGGCTGGATGGTGGCGAACACCGCTTGTTCACGCTGCCCGACAACTTCGACATCGATCGCATCAGGAATCGCGTGAAAATCGCACCCGGAATCGATGTTCGCGCTGAGGGCGGTTTGATCGTCGCTGCTCCAAGTCTGCATTCATCGGGCTCGCGCTATATGTGGCGCGATCCAGCTGCACCGATTGCAGGCATGCCCAACTGGCTGATCGCGTTAGCGACGTCGCAGAAAGCTCGCCAGGTCATTTCGGAGAATGCGGCGCGCCCTACTGAAGAAGAGTTGCAGCGCGACGGCTATCCGCTAGCGAGACGTTATGCGCTCGCTCGCGAAAAACTCATTCACGCCGAACCGGCCATTCAAGGTCGCAACGGCTCTGGCGCTTGCTTGAGAGCGACGTGCTTGTTGATTCGCGGATATTGCCTTCCGCCTGAACACGCGTTCGAACTGCTCTGGCATGTCTACAATCTGATTTGCGTGCCACCTTGGAGCGAATCGGAGTTGATGCACAAAATCGAAAGCGCCGAGTATGCCATTTCGGATGCGTCCTATCCGTGGCGCTTCATGATTCCTGCGGAAGATCCGTCCCCTCCTGGGCGCGTCGTCGACGCAATCAAGCGCGCAGCCGACCGAGAACTGAATGAAGCGGAACGTCTCGCATACGCGACGCCAGAAACCAATCCAACACCTCTTGCGGGAATTGTCGAAGACAACCCCGCCCGCCGTCGTCCACACAAACGCAAAAAAGGTGCTGCATGAAAGTCATCTACCTGGCTGCTCCACTAGGGGCAGCCACACGCGAAGGCATCGAAGCCAACAAGGCACGCGCACGACGCTGGATACGCTGGGTTTACGATCACTTCGACGATGTTGCGGTTGTCGCTGACTGGATCATCACCTGCGACGTCCTCGACGATTTCGATCCCGCACACCGTGCGCGCGGCCTGCGGATGAATGCAGCGATCATTCCACGTTGTGACGAGTTCTGGATGGTCGGCGGACGCATCTCGAACGGCATGCGCGGCGAACTGGAGATCGCCGTTGCGGCGCATCGATGGGTCCGCGATTTCACGGCATTAGGCGAAGAACCGCCGGTCGGCGTTCCGCCGGAATTCGCCGAAAACACTTGCAAGGACGGCGCTGACATGTAACTCTCGCTTTCGACCGCGCTCGCTTTTTGGCGCACTCGACAGCTCATGCGATGCAAGCACAAAGGTCTTCGAATCACGCGATGGGCGAGCGGCGCCGATGAGGCGTTCGACGTCAACATCTGCGCGCGCTGCCATGCGTGGCTGCCCCTCGGCGAATCCGATGAGCGCGAAAACACGCAGGTCAGGATCGAGATCCGCGCCGCCGAGATCGCACAGGAAATTCACGAATACACTGCATGGCGGCGCGACTCCACGCAGGACGAAAACGACGGTTTCGACTTGCGCGAAAGTCGAAACGTGGAGACTGACGGATATCAGACCGGCTATCTCGCGCGCTGCATCGTCGATCACGAACGCGATCACGAACGCGATCATGAACATGATCAAAAGAAGCAGAAGCTGACCGAAGCCGTTCGTAAGGAAGCGTTCGTGCAGGGTTGGGTACGCGGCTACGTACGCGGACGTGGCGGTGCTCGGGCTGAATTTACAGCGGCACGGATTCTCGCGCTGTTGCCGACAGCAGACGCGGACTACATCGAATATCGAGAAGAGCGAAGCGTGCGATGACCGTCCGCCGCATGGACGCGGAGGACGCGGAGGAAATGATGTTTTCTTCACTAAAGGCGCAGATAGTATCCGTCGAACTCGGCGTGAACGATAAGGGCGTCCCCGAACTTCGCTTCGAGTTCGAAATCACGGAAGGTCCGCGCGCCGGACAAATTTTCCGGACAAAGGCGAAACTTGACGTGAATGAAGGTGATGTTCGTGAAGGTGATGTTCGTGAGCCGGCGCGATGAAGACGCGCCGCGCAACCGCGAGCGCGGATTCAGATTCGCCGGCAAGGAACTTCGCCTCGCCGTCGAGACCTAGACTAGACCCAGAGGCATCCCAACATGATCCACGTTGGATTCGTAGGTACACGCCGCGGCATGCGACCGGATCAGCGTAGTGCTGTCTACCTGCTGTTGC